TAATAAACCAAAGAAGCGTGAATGGATTGACGATTACTTCTTACAAGGCGCTGCTTACGCTCTAGCACATAATGAGATGTATGAAACAAAAATTGAGAACATTGCTATCTTTATGTGCAGTGGAGATTGCGAATGGCAACTGTTTGAATCAGCAGCTGAAGAATTTCCGTATTGGGCTACACAGTGGGCCAAGCGTTTAGAGAAGTTTTATGGCATGTCTTCATAAATACAGTATATAGAAAACGAGGAATTATCAGATGGCAACAACTAAAGTATCACAGATTATAATTAAAAAAGACATATTGTCAAATTTGCCGGTATTAGCTGCGGGCGAATTTATGCTTGCAAAAGATGAACAACGACTTTTCCTAGGACAAGAACCAATTATTGTAGCTGGAGATCAAGTTGGTACAAGTACTACTACAGCAACAGTAAAATTTAGTGTTAAAGAAGTTGGTGTTGTCAAAGAACTAGATCTAGATGCTATAAGTGAATTTTCTATTGTTGTATACGATAGTGTAGCTGATACTACAGCCGCAGCTATTCCAGCATCAAGCGTTACAATAAATGATTCAGTACTTGTTTTCAATCATGGACTCAGCAGAGCATCAGTAGCGGCTGACACATACACATTACAATACAATAAAGAAATAATGTCTTATGCTGGTGAATCAGCGGGCAGCAACAAATTATATTCTACTGCATTTACCAACAGTGGCGGTGCAGTTGAAACAACAGGTATAGACTTTGAAAGTACTGTTAAGAATTCAATAACTATAGACTACACACTATTTAAATTGGTGTCTAGCGTATTGGATAAAGTACGTAAAGGTACATTAAATATACTTATTATGGGTAGTACAGTTAGTCACATTGAAGATAGTTATATTGGCGACAGTGAATTAGATGATGTTGAATTTTCAATATCAAACAGCGGCACTACATTTACGTTAAACTTTAAGACAGCTACCACAACACAATTAAATTTCGATTACACACAAATCTCTACTCAAAATTCGTAAGGTAATATAATGAATGAATTTTGGCAGAGTTCGCCTAAACAACGGCTGAGTGTGTGGAGACAGTTTCGTAAAAGTTTAGCTGATATGGAATATATAGAAAGACTACAAGCAATTGTAGACTTTTGGAAGATGGCACCAATCTCTAGTATGCACACAGATATATATGATGCTAGTACATGGCCCGCTCCTTGGGAATTTGTTTGGGAGGGACGTTATGATGAGAATAACATAGCTTTAGGAATGGCGTATACATTACACCTAGAAGGCTATGCAGAATGTGAAATTTTACTAGTACAAAACTCAAAAAAAAGTTACATTTCTTTAATAGTTTTGGTAGACAAATTACATATTCTAAACTATAATTATGGTATAGTAAATAGCGTAGACGACATCGATGTCAATACAAGAATAGTAGAAAAAACCAAAGTTAGTGAGTTAACTTGATACTTTATGCCTCAAATGTTGTTGTAAATAACTTAACAACTAACTAAAGAATGGATGGGAAATGACAAATAATATTACGGTTATTAAGAGAGATCAAACTAAAGAGGTACTTGATCTAGAAAAAATGCACAAGGTAGTTTTTTATGCTTGTGAAGGAATTACAGGCGTTAGTCCAAGTGAAGTAGAGATTAGAAGTCATATCTCCTTTTATGAAGGAATTGAAACAGCAAAAGTTCAAGAAACATTAATCAAAGCAGCGGCAGATCTTATTAGTGAAGAAACGCCAAACTACCAATGGGTAGCAGGACGATTAATTAACTATCACTTGCGTAAAGAAGTATATGGCAAATTTGAACCATGTAGTCTTAATGAAATTGCAAAACGTAATGTAGAATTAGGTTATTACGATAAGAATTTTTTTGCCGTTTATAGCCCAGAAGAAGTATTCCAACTTGACAGTTATATTAAACATGAACGTGATGAACACATTGCATTTGCAGGAATGGAACAGTTCCGAGGCAAGTATCTAGTACAGAATCGTGTTACAGGTGCAATATACGAAACACCGCAAATTGCATACATGATGATATCTGCAACATTATTTTCTAAATATCCACAAAAAACAAGACTAAAATATGTAAAGGATTTTTATGACGCTATTAGTAATTTTGATATTAGTTTACCTACTCCTATCATGGCCGGGCTCCGTACACCACAACGTCAATTCAGTAGTTGCGTACTTATTGAGACCGATGACAGTCTTGATAGCATTAATGCTACTTCTAGTGCTATTGTAAAGTACGTAAGTCAAAAAGCAGGCATTGGTATTGGTGCAGGTAGTATTCGTGCTATTAATTCACCTATTCGCAATGGCGATGCATCACATACTGGTGTTATTCCATTTTATAAAATGTTTCAAAGTGCAGTTAAGTCTTGTAGTCAAGGCGGAGTGCGTGGCGGAGCAGCAACATTACATTATCCAATTTGGCATTTAGAAGTAGAAGATTTACTTGTGCTAAAAAACAACAAAGGCACAGAAGACAACCGTGTACGTCACTTAGATTATAGTGTACAATTTAACAAACTAATGTACGAGCGTTTGCTTTCAGGAGGAAATATTACATTATTCTCACCTGCTGATGTTCCTGGGTTGTATGACGCATTTTTTAATAACCAAGAAGAATTTAAACGTTTGTACGAAATAGCAGAACGTAATACACGCATACGTAAAAAGACAGTTTCAGCAATTGAGCTTATTAGTAGCTTTATGGAAGAACGTAAAAACACAGGTCGTGTTTATCTACAAAACGTAGACCATGCAAATACACATAGTAGCTTTAAAGAAGATACATCACCAATTAAAATGAGTAACTTGTGTCAAGAAATTACATTACCTACTAAACCACTTACTGAGTTTAATGACCCAGATGGAGAGATTTCATTATGTACATTAGCTGCAATTAATTGGGGCAATATTAAATCACCAAAAGACTTTGAACGTGTAGGCAGACTGGCAGTACGTGCATTAGATGAATTACTAGATTACCAGAACTATCCAGTTGTAGCCGCAGAGCGTTCAACAATGAAACGCCGTCCATTAGGTGTTGGTATTATTAACTTTGCATATTGGTTAGCGAAAAACGACCTAAACTATCAAGATATTAATAAAGAAGGACTTACACTAGTTGACGAATGGGCAGAAGCATGGAGTTATTACCTTATTAAAGCAAGTGCAGATCTTGCAATAGAAAAAGGCACTATTAGCGGTAACGACGAAACAAAGTATGGCCAAGGTATTACACCTAACCAAACATATAAGAAAGAAGTAGACGAGCTTGTTAAACATAAAGAACGTCAGGATTGGAAAGGTTTGCGTAAGCAACTTAAAGAAACTGGTATACGTAACAGTACGTTAATGGCACTTATGCCAGCAGAAACATCAGCACAGATTAGTAATAGTACAAATGGTATTGAACCACCACGTAGCCTTGTTAGTGTTAAACAATCAAAGCACGGTGTACTAAAGCAAGTGGTTCCTGAGTTTAGACGTTTGCAAAATAAATATGATTTACTATGGGACCAAAAGTCTCCAGAGGGATATCTAAAAATTGTAGCAATATTACAAAAGTATGTCGATCAAGGCATTAGTGTTAATACAAGTTACAATCCACAGTTTTTTGAAGACGAGAAGATACCAATGTCGGTAATGATTCAACACTTGTTGATGTTTTACAAATATGGCGGTAAACAATTGTATTACTTTAATACATTTGACGGACAAGGCGAACTAGATATTAACAAATTAAACGAAGAACAACTTGCACCCGGAGACCTCGATGATGAGGACTGCGATAGCTGCACAATATAAAAGGTAGTAAGAAAATGAGCTCAGTATTCAATTCGAGTAACACAACAGATCACACCAAAGCATTGGCATTTTTAGATCCTGCTGGCGGTGTCGCTATTCAGCGGTATGATATGTTGAAGTATAAACAATTTGATAAACTAACTGACAAGCAGTTAGGATTCTTTTGGCGCCCAGAAGAAGTAGATGTCACCAAAGATAGTAACGACTTTAAAAAACTAACAGACCACGAACAACATATCTTTACAAGTAATCTTAAAAGACAGATCCTGTTAGATAGTGTACAAGGGAGAGCACCAGCAGAAGCATTTGGTCCATTGGTATGTCTTCCAGAAATAGAAGCATGGATTCAAACTTGGACATTTAGTGAAACAATTCACTCACGTAGTTACACACATATTATTCGTAACATTTATGCAGACCCAAGTAAAGTGTTTGATGGAATGTTAGATATCAAAGAGATTTCAGAATGTGCTGGAGACATTTCAGAATGTTATGATCAACTAATTGATATTGCATCATACTACAATCTATTAGGTGTAGGCAAACATACAGTAAACGGCAAGAAAGTTATTGTTGATTTGTATGAGATTAAGAAGCTATTGTACAAAACACTAATGAGTGTTAACATCTTAGAAGGTGTGCGTTTTTACGTATCCTTTGCATGTAGTTGGGCATTTGCTGAACTTAAGAAGATGGAAGGCAATGCAAAAATTATTAAACTAATTGCACGTGATGAAAACTTGCACTTAGCATTTACGCAATCATTACTAAAGATCCTTCCTAAAGATGATCCTGATTATATTAAGATTGCAAAAGAAACAGAAGCTGATTGTATTCAGATGTTTGTTGATGCAGTTGACCAAGAAAAAAACTGGGCAGAATATTTGTTTAAAGATGGTTCTATGATTGGATTGAACACTCAGCTACTAAGTGATTATATTGAATGGATCGCGTCAAAGCGTATGACAGCGGTAGGACTAAAGTCACCATACAGTGTATCACAAGCAAACCCACTACCATGGACACAGAAATGGATCTCAGGTGCAGAAGTACAAGTAGCACCACAAGAAACAGAGATTAGTTCTTACATCATTGGCGGTGTTAAACAAGACGTGTCGGAAGACTCATTTAAAGGATTTAGTTTATGATTGAAATTTATGGAAAGCCACAATGTCCATTTTGTGATAGTGCAAAAGCATTGTGTGAATCGAGAAATTTAGAGTATACATACAAGCAACTTGGTGTAGACTTTGACCGTGAGGAAGTTCTAGAATTGTTCCCCGGAGCAAGAACATTCCCACAAATAAAAGTATGGGGCACTAGCATAGGCGGATACGACAAACTAGGCACATACTTAGAAGAAACTAACTATAACGGAACAGGACATACATTATGATAATTCAAACACCATACAAAGTAGGTGACATAGTAAGCATTAAACTTAACAGCGGCGAAGAAATGATTGCTCGCTTAGATGAAGAAACAGCAGATCACTTAGTTTTAAATAAGCCACTTATTTTAGTAGCGGCAGAAACAGGTGTTGGCCTTGCGCCATTCATGTTTACAATTGGACCAGATGCAAAGGTGCGTTTGAGGCTAAATAGTATTATATGTGTAGTTAAGTCAGCGAATGACGCTGGTGACACGTATATTACACAAACAACAGGGTTAAAACTAGCAAAAGCATAATGAGTGGAGTTCATCGAAATCTTGATAGTCGAGCGTGTGGGGCAACCACAGGCGTAACTGGGCAATCTACTGTATACGTAAACAATAAAAAAGTTAGCGTAGATGGAGATCCCAACAGTCACGGTGGCGGCTCACTTAATGCATCATGTAACAAAGTTTTTGCAGAAAACATAGAAGTTGTTGTACAAGGTAACGGCGCTAGTCCAGATGATAAATGCCCAATTCCAGGCGGATCACATTGTAGTCCATCTGCAACTGGTGCAAGCACTGATACAGGTATAGGTTGATAACATGTCTGATTTTGCAACAGCAGCTAATT